TTTTAGATTAAAAAATTTTCCTTCACAAATACCTTGCAGTTGCGGTTGTTTATCTTGCGTTGAACCACACTGAACCCTAACCGCTTGTTTATCTGTTTGCTGAACACTATGTTTGACATAGGATTCATATTGTTATCATTGCAAAAAATCTGATACCGCTTAAATACGTCACTGGTCATCTGATTTTCAATAGCACCAACACCAACTTCTGCAATAAATGCCACAATAGGGTTGTTTTCAGTTTCATATTCATCCAACTGCTTCTGAACCTGTTCAGACTTGGTGAACTCCTGATTTTCAAGAATACGCTTCAACCCTTGAATCCCCAACTGTATCAGATATTCAATAGATTCCTGTTGTATCAACTCATACTTGATATATGGGTTATAGTCAGGGTCATCCTTGCTGAATGTTGCATTGAATGGGATGATGACTAATCTTCTAAGCACCGCCCCGGTCTTGTCCTTCATTCTTGGAATGTCATTGGCAGCAAATAACAGTTTGATGTATGGGTTGAACTCAAATGGGTCTTGTCCCTTGCGTTCTGCCTTGATACGGTTACCTGTTACAATCTTCTTGAAGATGCTGACCTGTGACCCCTGAAGGAAGTCATCACCAATATCATCACCAATGTTTGCCAGTTTTCCGAACATCATTGAAGTATTAAACCTGTCACCCAGTTCTTTCAGGTCAAGGGCTGAAATGTTTTCATCACCCAAGATGCGGTTCAGCACATCCAAGAAGGTACTTTTTCCGTTAGACTTGTCCCCGGTCAGGATGAAAGCCTTTCCCAGTTCATTCCTTCTGTAAAAGCAATAACCAATGCATTCTTCTAACAACTTCCTGATGACTTCATCACCACACGCTAACTTGTTCAGTGTTTTGTCTGCCAGTTCATTGTATGCACCCGGCACATAGTTCCAAGGAATCTTGTTGGTGATGACCATTTCCGTACTGAATGGCAGCAATTCCATTGTGACAATATCCAATACACCATTGTTGAAAGCAATGTACCGGGCATCTGCATCATTCTTTCTGTCAGTGATAAGTTCCATATAATCAAGAACTTCCCGCCTTTGTGCTTTCTTCAAGTTTGGGATATACTGAATCATTTCTGTTTCAATCTGCTTGTACCCATTGGTATAGATTCCATCCTGAAAGATATGCAACTGGTCATGTATTCTGACAATATGTGCCTGATTCTTCATATAGGTTGCGAACTTATCAAACAGGAAGGTTGAACCCATGAAGAACACTGGTTTCTGAAATGCTTCATCACGCAAGATGACATCCAGTTCTTCATCTGACAATGGCTGTTTGAATACAAACCTGTTCAAGATTCTAATTGCATCCCTTGTTTCATCCACACTGAAATCATTAGCGGTCAGGGTCAGGATATAGGTGAACAGTGCATCATTGCGACCATCCCCCGCATCCATGTGCAGAAAGTCCACATCTGCCTTGACCGGGAACATCCACTTTGGAAGTCCCTGATAACTGCCACCTTCTTCAATATCCCATTCACAAAATCGTTCTTCACCATCAATCTTGATGATTTCATAGGAAGTACGTGAACCGCACTTGATGTCAGCGGTCAGACCAATGGCAAGCGGTACGTGTGTCCTGTTTCTTGTGACATTGGAATTTTTGAAAAGGAAATGTCTGCCCCTTGTGGTCTGATATACCTTGCAATCAAGCTGCATTTCTTCCACAATGTTCATCATAATTTCAGACTGTTCAGTATCATCAATATCAATCAGAATGGTATCATCAGCAAGCACCCCGGCAAAACCATCAAGGTCTTTGACTTCTTCATAACTTTTGAACTTGCTTTTTCCTTTAAAGGGTTCAATGGCTGCTTTTCCTTTGGACTTGATATATCCCTTGTAAAGCTGCTGCATACCTTTTCACCTACCTTTGACTGATAAATTCTAACACCTTATCATACTTTGCTTTGTTCCGCATATTCTGATTGAACTGTGTCAGGTGGTCTTGTGCAGACCTCTTTGCACTGCTTACTTTTTCACGCTGAACCTTCAAAAGTTCAGCATAATATTCATAGGGTTTAGTTTTCTTTCTGTACTGGTCACGCATATAGGTGTATTTTGCAACACCCGCTTCAAACTCATGAACCTTGTCCTTGTAGTCTGCATGAAGGTTTGCGTGTGCCTTCTGCTCTGCTTCATATCTTGCCAACCACTGCTTGCAGTAATCAGCAATGACCTGTTCCTTTTCAGGTTCAACGCTTGACCATATCACCTTAATCAGTTTCTTGATTTTGGTGACCGTCTGATTCTCCATGAACTGCTGCACATCAACAGTCATTTCCCCTTTTCCACTACCTGTGAAATACTTGATTCCTAAAATGCGGGGTTCAAAATCTGATAAATATATCATTCATTTCCTTCCTTTCCCGGTACTATACTGCAATACCAAACTGTTTCAATCTTTTCTTTGCCTGTTCTATGTACCACTGCTTGTCAAGCTGTGCCGGAATCTTCACACCATTCACATCATCATTGTAGATGAAGCACTGGTCAGGGGTACTTCCAAACTTTTCAGGCTTCCCCCTTGAACCGCCACATTTCAGGATTCTTCCATCATCTTCTGACTTGGAAGCAAACACCCTGTATGACTTGTATGTGTATCTGACAGTTTCATCAAATACCACCTTGGTCTTTGCTGCCCCGGTGCGATACTTCATCACCTTCCCGGTCTTTGCATTGGTCATGTATTCCGTGTGACTTCTGCCATGCTCATGTTCAACATGACTGTACTTATCAGATAACTTCACAATCTTCTGATACTGAATCAGGTCATCACATTCCCTGATGGTCTGTTCCACTGGTATCTTCTTCACCATATAATCAACCAATGCTTTGTTCAGGATAGGAAGGTCATTGTCAGTGCTTGACAGTTCTTTCAGGTATGCACCAATTCTTTCCACACCACCATCAGCATCAATCCAAAGATAGTTGTTCACATCTTTCTGATAGATTTCACTGATGTTATCCAGTTCAAGCAGAATGTCACATCTGTCTGTGCTGACCCTTGATTCCCATTCCCAACAAATATCATCCACCATATCAAAGGCTTCCTGTGTGTCAGGTACAAGGATGATAAGACCGTCTGTGTTGGACTGAATCAGTTCAAAGCCCGGTATCACTTCAAGATGTTCAATTAGGTCAAGCAGCAGCAACTGACCGTTGATGCACATGATGTTGTTGTTCCTTGGGTCATATGCCGGATTGGTTGCATCCTTCATACCACCTGACAGGGCATTCAGCATCTTCTTATATGGCAACTGTGCTTTCTTCAACCGCTTTGCTTCTGCCTTATTTCCGGCTTTGGCTGCTGCTATCTGCTGCCTTTTCAGTGCCTTTCTTGTCATGTATACGTTGTAATAGTTATCATTAGTTGCAGCCCTTGTCACATATCCATGTGCAAGTAAGAATGAAGGGTAATAGTTATTCACATCAACGTGAAGAATCTGTCCCTTGCGGTGAATCGGTGTGGCTGATGCACCATGTAACCCACCAAAACCGAACGTGTGCGGGATGCCACCAACTTCTACTTCCAATGACTGACTGTAAAAGTCCTTTTTCAACCAATAATCATCACCGCTTCTGTTCTGCTTCAATCGTTCCTTCATTTCATCCCGGCGGTCTGCAAACCAGTCCTGAACGAACTTATATTTTTTCAGTCTAAGACAAGAAAGGAACTCATAATCAAATTCATCATTGTATTCCTGTTTTCTGCATCCTAAGACCTTGGCAGTGATTCTTGCTTCTGAATCACCTATATTTGACAGGCTGACCATATCCGGGAAAGCCTGAATGATTCCATATACTGCATTAAATTCATCTATTTTTTCAAGGAATACCTTAACTGTTTCTTCCACATCATGCCGACAGTATTTGACTGTTTCAGCAATTTCCAAAGTGTTCAGTTTTCTGTCTATATTAAAAGGAACATCGGTTTCTTTGATGTTGTCACCAAGAAACGCTTCCATTGTTTTCAATCCAACAGGCGGGTTTGGCATCACATCATAGTTGGTCATTTTTATTCTGTTGAACGCTGATGAATACTGCCAACCTTCCTTTCCTTCCACAATTATCCAGTCATTGATTCTTTTGGGGTCAAGTCCTAACAGGATGCCTTTGAAAATATACTGGTCATAGTGCCTGTTATTAAAACCTACCCAAATTTCATTGATATTTGCTTCATATAAGGCTTTTAATTCATCAGGGTTATTTATTATCACGTATTCTTTTTGCTTGGTCACATCAATGAATACTGCAAGCCAGTCATGCTTGAATACCTCAAAATCATAGAAAATCATAATCTTTCACCCTTTTTCAAAAATAGCGGTTGGGGGGGGGTGCTTTGCACCAATCACCCAACCGCTAATATTATTTTAGTTAAGACATCTTAACTTTGCAAACAAAAAATTTTAGTTCAGGTCATACACATCATCTTCTGTGAAGGACATAGAATTGAAGCTCTTTGCTTTCCAGTCCATTTCAATCTCAATGCTGTCCTTTACAGACTGGTAAACATCAAGAATCTGTTCTTCAAAGTCAGGGTAATTGATGAACTCAACCGGGGCATCACCTTCTGCAACCATCTTGTTGACCCAAGTGATAACTGACTTGATTGCCTGTGCATCAGTCCATTTTGGTGAACTATTACCAAGGATGACACGGTTGAAGAATAACAGTCTACCCTTGAACTCACCTTCTTTGATTTTGGCAGATACCGCAAACATCAGCTTGTCACCCGCCTTGGTTTCCTTAATCTCCATCTTGTCAATGCTGACAAAATACTTACCATCCGGCACATCCTCAAAATCTGTGTCCTTTGCGTTTTCAACGTCCTTCTGTAATGCATCCAAATCAACATTTGCTGCAAACTTACTGTAATCAATAGCCATAATATTTCACCTTTTTAACCTTTCTTTTTTATGAATTAAATGCTGCCACAATCTGAATTGCCTGTTCTTCTGTAAACCCGGCTCTGATGTGTGCATCAAATAAAACCTTATTCATCATTGCAACATTTTCCGCATCCTTCACCATGTCGGCATCAGGGCAATGACCACCGCACTTGCGGTGTTCATTTTGTTCAGTGCGTTCATTGTCTGAACCCTTTCTTTCAAACTTGTGAACGTGTACATCAGCACCGCTTTCCTTTGCTACTTCAATCAGCATCTTCAAAAATTCATCCATCTTTTTTCACCTTTTCCTTTCTTAACGTGTTCTTCTTGTTCTTCTACCAGTTGCACCAGTAGCTGCCTGTTCAGGCGGGT